AATGTTCCTATGTCTGATATGTTAGAGATGTTATTTAGATGTAAGGATGAATTTTGTGAATCTATATTGAATACATCATTATCTGGATTGATTGTTGATTGTATTTCTTCTAATTTTCCATTTTCTGATATAGAGTACATGTATCTCATATCTCTATTCATTTCTATGGTGTCCATTAGATTTTCATATTTGTATAAGTATGTTTCCCCGCCGAATTCATATAATTTTCCATTTTGATTAACTTTATGAGAATCTAAATCTGAAAATAATAAAGAATATCCATCATAATAATTTAAAGTAGATGTTATTTTTTCATGTTTAAAATCAGGAGTTACAATAAAATGTAATTCTGATTTGTATTTCCTATACTCTAATTCTAAGTCAAGAGGCATATCTGTACTCGTGCTATATTTTATTTGTTCAAAATCCGGTACTATGTTAAAATCTAAAGATGATGTATATTTTTTGTGTGACATATCTACCGGAGGTGCATAACTTATAGAACCTGTGTACAAGATATATTCTCCAACTTGACTATCCGTTTTTATGATTGTTTTTTCATATTGTGGGTTAGTCATAGAAGGGTTTTTTCTTGCGACCTTAGCCCTCTCTAATATATTTTCCTCCAATAAAATACCTGCTATAAGATTTGCTCTAGCGGGAACTAATTGTTTTATCTGTTCAAATATAGAATAATCATAGAGTGAAAATATTTCTATGTATTTGTTGTAATTATTTCTATTCTTGTACTTCTTCCAATAATTTTCTCGATTTATCCTAAGATTGTTATATTCTTCTCTATATAAATCAGAAGGGTCTCCAATTAAATTATCTAAATCTATGCCTCCATATTGATTTGATATATCTCTATTTACTTGATCTGTTGGACTAAATACTACGGCTAATTTATTTGAATCAACAGGGTCTGTATCAAAAGTGTTTATTTGTACTCTTTTTTCCGGAGATAGTTGATTGGTGTAAAAAGATTCTTCTATTCGTATCTTATCACTTTTTACAACACTTGCTCCTATGGAAGGTGAGTAGCTGTAATAAATTTCTGAATAAGGTTTATATTGATTTTCTTGAGACCCTGTAAATCCTCGAAAACTAGCTGTAGTGTATTGTGATTTTAGTCTATTAGGATGACTAGAAGATACAAATCTATAAGTAGAGTGGTCGTATCTAAGAGCATCTACACCCATAGGATAAAACCTATTTAATGTATCAAAAGATGATGTATAAGAAGAACCATGATAAGCTGCCGGATTTAATGTATGTTCTTCAAATACTTTTTCTGAATATATATCACTGTAGTCTTTGTATGCTTGTAAAAATCCTCTATATCTGCTTGCTCTAACTCCTGCGTGTTGACTACCCGTAGATCCTCCTAATATGATATTGTGAGGAGTAGACAAAGAACTTGTAGAACCCCAAGAAAATGCTATATCAGAAGATGCTGTAACAACCATGGAACCGGAAAAACTAATCCAATTTTCAAAATTACCGCTAGATTTTTTCCATTCTATGTGTATAGAGCCAGTTTTTTTGGTATTTGTTATATTTCTATCTGTGTATATCCTAACATTCCAAGCGTCTCCATCAAAAAATGGATAATATTGGGATCTAATTGTTTTTATAGAAAAAGAAGATGTTGAATTAGATGTGCTTTGTGCGTTCTTATATCTTAAAAAGCCGTAAGCATAACTTCCACTCCTTGATGAAGTTGAAAAAGCTCTGTAACTTACTAATTCTAAATTACTATATACTTTATTACTATTTTTAGAATCCTCTATAGACCATAAACTCATACTAAGACTAGATGAATTTGATGTATTAAATCTAAATTCTGAAACTCTAGGAGCGGATACTTGATTTTCATTAGGGGATATAGATTGTCCCCACGGAATTTTAACGAATTGATTTCCGTCAAATTTTAACAAGTACTGATACCTATAACTTTTATGCGTAGGATTATATTTAGGAGGTCTTGCTCCACCATACTCCTTGATACTAATTAATGTTTGAGGAATACCATATATAGATAACAAAGATTTTAAACTTCGTTCCGTACCTTTTGTTTTTAAGAGAGTAGGTATATTGTTTACTATTCTCCTCCAAATTTGATGTGTTAAGTATTCATGCGCCTGAGAAGCTAAAGTTCCTGTCTCTAAAAAACTTCCTGTATTGTCCGTGCCTAATTTATATAACCAGAGATTACTAAGTTGATACCCATTATTTACCTCCCAACCTAAGGATTTAGCATAAGTCTTTAATAATTCATTAGGAATGCCTCTTTTTGGATGTTCATCTCTTCTGTGAATAGAAGTTAATTCTTTAGTAAAAGCATACAAATTATCAAAATGCTGACCAATCATATCAAGAAAGACAAGGTATTCTGAGTTGTCCGAATCATTCACAATATGACCTGGGGTGGCTTCGTATAATGTGTTGTAATTTGTGCTGTCAAACTTTCTAGCTTTCGACAAAGATGATGAATACCAATAATTATATGCAGAAGATGTTATATGATAATTGTAATATTTATTTTGAGCTATATACTTTGGCGCCGGAGTAATACTACCTGTTATGTCGTAGGAAAAAATACTCCCAGAAGAATAGTATAGATAATTCTCAAATTCATCGAAACTATTCTTAACTTGATAAGATCTTTTTACTATTTTGTTATGGTCTGCAATACCAAAATTACTACCTGAAGAATTGCTTGATTTTATTGCGTTGCTTTGACTATTGTAAAATTCAATTAGTTGTAGTTTATAATTATAGTTTTTTAATCTTTCTTGTGCCGATCCGTAAAATACAAAATTAGAAAACGTAGAGTAATCTATATTTAAAGGAACAGAAGCTGATGAAGATATAACTCTATTTATAATTGTATTAGCTGTCTCATAATTTGAATCTAATAAAGTATCCCAATAATGGTAAATGTTTTCGTCTTTGGAAGGCAGTAAGCTATTCCATGTGCTATAATTAGTGGATTCACCAGTTAGAGTATTTACAGAATAATTAGGTGTTAAAGTCCTAGGTTCACTAACTATTTCAGGAGAAGTAACTGTGAAAGAATCAAAATAGTCTTCTGCTACTTTATAGCAAATGTGTAATAAATTTCCTGTTTTTAAATTTTCTATAGGCCTCAATAATTTAACATAGATAACATACTCATTATCACAATCAACTTTTATGTTTATAATTGAGTAAATTTTATTCTCTCCTAAATTTAATACAATGTTATTAATAAACCCTAAAGTTCTTAAATAAGAAACTTTATTTTTGAATAATTTTAGTTTACTTATTACGTCCGGATTATTTTTTAAATAGGTAGGCCGGATAGCTAATTTTAATTCTAACTCATCCGGGCTAATCTCTTGAATATAAAAATACTGATTATCTATGTTTCCAAAAATGTTATAAAGAAAGTTAAAACAAATTTTATAAGTTCCCTCAAATATTTCTGAATCAAAAAATAATTTACATACATCAAAATTTATATCATCGTAAGTAGAATCAAAATCATTTCTTACATTATAAGCTGACTTAACTAAATCATAACTTGTATTATAAACATGAGAATCTATTGAGAATGGATTTTTTATTTCATCTACTATTGCTTTTGATATGTCTAGACTCATGAATGGCTCATAATCAAATGATACTCCTTCGATTAATGATGACGAATCTTTTATCTTATCTTTATTTACGAATCTATCTATCATATCTGATTATTTTGATTATTCGAGATATTAGAGTAATTACCAAATTCTATGGTATTTCCCGGGATACCTGATCCATAAATTCTATCACCTGTTCTATCAGAACCTCCAGTTCCTCCTGTGCCTCCACCACCTGTGCCACCACCTCCTCCTCCGGGAGTTCCGCCATTACCTGTGCCTCCTCCAGTACTACCTCCTGTTCCTGATGTAGGACATTCAAAATTACCTATTTCTATACTAACATTAATTACTTTCCTAGCGCCTAACTCTGATTCTTTAATAACATAACTTTGTCCTCTATATTGATAAGTTTTATACGAAGAAAAACCGGTTGTTAGATTTGCTATCTGATTTATAGTATTCATTATTTCATAAGTAAAAATACTTCCGCCTTGTCCATCACACGGATGTAGTTCGTAAATAGTTATATCTCTACCTACAGGCCCTCCGGGACCTACTCCACCTCCGGAACCAGGGCAGATTGTAACGTTGCCTAATTTTGTAAGAGATGTAAATATAGTTACTCCACTAGTAGTTTTTAAGAATTCAGGAGCCGAACCATCCCAATAATATAAACCAGTATTACTACTGTTTAAATACACTTGATTTTTTTGCGGTTCATTTGGAGTGTAACCTTGTCCTTTTTTAGGATCACACGAATAAACTTTCCAGTATTTATTACCAGAACTAGTATCTGTTTCAGGTCCTACTTTAATTGTAGTTGTGCTAGTAGTAGTGCTAGTCGTTGTGCTTGTTGAAGTAGTTGTGCTTGTTGAAGTACTAGTAGTAGTTTCTTTTGGGCAATCAGGACAAATTCCGTTAAGTCCTTGATCTCCTTTTGGGCCAGGTCCACCAGGATTTCCTGGCAAGCCTAATCCATTACGCCCGGGAGTTCCGTCTTTACCCGGGGTTCCTGGTAAGCCTAATCCGTTACGTCCGGGAGTTCCGTCTTTACCGGGAGTTCCGTCTTTACCGGGAGTTCCGTCTCTACCGGCAGGTCCATCCTTACCATCTTTACCGGCAGGTCCAGCAGCTCCGGCAGGTCCATCCTTACCATCTTTACCGGCAGGTCCGGCAGGTCCGGCAGGTCCACTACCTCCATCTCTACCGTCTATGCCATCTCTACCATCTTTACCGTCTAATCCAGGAATAGGTATGTTGTTAATTATTGTTGAAGGAACGTTATTAATAATTGGAATAACAGGATCGATAATGTTTCTTACTTTTTTTCTAACAGCAGGTGTCCAAGATGAAGATAAGTCAAGACAATTCCCATTATTATCAGTGTTTATAAAGTAGTAAGTGTAATCTTCTAATTTTCTAACACTTCCTATATTGTTATTTGGATTTATAGGCATAGGTAAATCCGAAGAGCCGAAAGGTCTATTGTTATTATTTAATCTAGGTATTTTTGTATTATCGGCTATTTTAATAAAAGTTCCTAATGGATACGCAGATAATTCAGAGAAATCTACTTGTTCAATGGATATTACGTCGTTATATGTTTTATTTCTTTCAAACATCATAACTTCTAATGTCTCATTATTAGGGATAAGACATACCGAAATATCTGTTAATGCTTGATTATTAACTCCTATAAAATAGTTAAAATTAGCATCAATTATTTTAGAAAGTATAAAATCAGAAACGATAACTTTTTCAGGTCTAATAAAATAATAGCCAGGATCTACAGATAAAGTAGTTCCTTGTAATTTGTAATTTATTGGAACGTATTTTATTCCTTTAAGATTTACTTTTAATTTTGGTTTATTGGCTTTTTTTATATCTTCAGTGGAGTATCTGTTTTTATTTTGTCCTTCTATTTCGGGTAATCTTTCATTTATTGTTCCAAAGATGACTTTTTCTACATTTCCTTCGTATCTTCTAACAATTTTATAATTTACATAATCATCGGTTTCACCAGATGTGCTAATTTCATTTTTTGGAATGGGAAGAGATATTTCTAATTTATTATTTACATCAAAAGCATCTCCAATTTTTATTAATTCTTTAGACTCTTCCGTAGTAAATCTTCCGGACATATATTTTCCATACTCATCTACATGATATTGACCTCTATATATGTCTCCATTTAAATAGGTGTATTCTCCAATAGATAAGTTAGGGCCTGATCTTTTATTATTTGGATCTGATAATCTATGTATATTTATTATATTATTTTCTTCCACTATTTACTAACTTTAAAATATATAGAATCATCAATTGTTTTTTCAATGTCTCCTCCATCCATTTTCACTTTAATTAGAACTTTATAATATCGATTAGGAAGAAATGTATTGAAATTTACTTTAAAATAATTTCCTTTATTATCACAACTTATTACATTGTTATCATCAAATGGAACAACATACATGGATGTTTGTTCATCTTGTATAGCATAATAGGATGATGTAGGTAATCTTTTACTTTTTATGTAATTTGATGATGTTGCATATGTTTTTACTGGGATTCTATCTCTTACTAAGAATCTAAATTTTGTTTTATCTGTTGGGAAATAAGATGCTCTTTTATTTTTGCAATGTATGATAAAATCTTCATTTGGTACTTGTGCGAATGATGATGTTCCTGAGAAGTCTGAATCTTTCCATACAATGTCTAATCTTGGAATGAATATAGTATGAGTTTCCCTGCCGAAAAATTTTACTGACCCCATTTCCTCCGAACTCTTCTCATCATTATGACTCCTTTTTATAATAAGACCGTTGTTTGGAATAGATCCTGAAATCCATTTGTGAACAATATCAGTAATGTTCATTCGTATATCCGGATTTTCTTGATCAAAAGACTGAGAAGCTATATATCCACTTTGATAATACCAATTACCTCCTCCTTTTTGCGTAACGTAAGAACCGGTAGTTCCTGCAACAAATGAACTAGTAGCCCATTGTTTACCTGTTCTATCAAAATAGCCGTCTCTGTAAGTCCAAGAAACTCCTTCTTTTATCGGAGGTGTAGCAATAAAATAACCTTTTCCTGGATTCCAAGATTGACTTACTGCGTATGCATATATAGAATAAGATAAAGATAAATTTTCAGCATGAGCAGAAAACAAGTTAAGATAATATTTATTTGTTTTTTTTACAGTACCATTTTGAATTAAATTTTTTATCTCATTAATATCTAACTGTAGCAATATTCTAGAATTATAATTATTATTCCAGTAAACGCTATCAGAATCAATTGTTTTAGCTGTTATTTTTTCTAATTCTATTATTTGATCTAAACCTGTATTCGTATCAGGCTTTCTCTCGTAAATAGTTGCGTCTTTTATAGGGTATACTGAATGCTGCATTTTATGATAGATTTACTACTCTTCCTAATATGTCTCTATTTTTATACTTAACTTCAAAAATAGAAGGGTCTAAAGCGGGATACAATATATTATTTCTAGTTGCTGTAGCAATATCATAATAATTTCCGGAATACCCTTCGTCTTCTTTATATTTATTGTGTATATCAAAAGCTAATATATTTTTAACGCCGGGAACATCCTTAACTAAACACATAACTTCACTTATATAAATAGGTTGACCTATTTGCATTTTATCATTAGAGAAATAATCTCTTAGATTAGACAAACATTGTAATAGAACTTCATTTGAATTATATGTGGCAGATGTTAATATTTCAAAACTTATAGCTAGGTTTATAATAAAAGCATCTCTTATATTTATAGCATCGGTTAACATCCTATATTGTAATAGATAATTTTTAAGATTCATTTTTACTGCCATATTTAAAGGAGTAAAGTTCTTATTATTATCATATCCTAATAAATATAAATTTAATGATAATGGATTTGGAATGAAATCAAAAGTTCCGTAAGCTCTAGTTTGTGCATCTCTTTCAATATGAGCTTTAGCTACTGCTCCAAATTTAGGAGGAAGAGTATAACATCTAACCATGTAGTCATCTTTTGTTACTGCTCTGTTCTGAGAGGCAAAATGATTAATAGCTTCTTCTCTTAATGTTTCTATTGGTTTATCTGATATACCTCCTCTAGCTGGTTCCGGGTTGTTTATAACAAGGGAACTCACAGATGAATTATATAAAGTAGAATCTAAAGCACCTAAAGGAGTTAGTACGTTTATTGATGTTATAGTAGTTATAGAGTTTGCGGAGACGTTATCCGGAATACCACCACCAATAGTGTATTGCACCGTAAGAGTAGTGTTTGAAGGAGCCGACCCATAAGTTTTTGTATATAAGAAATTTTCCGGAGATATACTTAAATCAACGATTCTTTCAAAATAATTTAAGCCAGACCCTACATTAAAAGGATTAGGAACAATTTCTTCATCTACTTCACTACTAACGCCACCTCCAAATTGTATTTCAGTTCTGTCGTCTAGTCTAAGTCTTGTTACAAATCTTCTTTCTGTTTGTAAGTAAGTTAACAAATAAGGCGCTGAATCTCTATATTGAGACAAATTTTGATCATTATACGGTAAATTTTGTATAGGAATTGGTATAGTATCTTGAGCCAAATAAGGCACCTCGTACCATTTATTTCCATCTGAATCTGTTACACTCAATATTTCAAGAACATTATTTTCAGGTAAGGTAATTTTATCGTAAGGTTTAGGGGACGCAAAACTAAATTGTCTTGATATGATAGTTCCGGATACGGCTTTTACTTTTTTTCTAAATAGATAATTTTCAACTTCTCCTGCATTATCAATAGAATAAACAGATATTTCTGTAGGATCTAATGAAGAACTATACCTGAAATCAACAGATTCTATTGTTCTAAAAGTTACATTTTCTCCACTTGCAGCTACTAAATTAGAATCTATTGATAAAGCATACTTAAAGTCAGGTTTATTATTAGGTCCATTACCTGTAGAAGGGACTATCTGATATATATCTAAATCTGCGGAAGCACCAGTGATTAAAGATGGCTTAAATCCTAAAGAATTAGCGATATTGTACAGATTTATCTTTTCTTGTACAGTAGATAGCAAAGATTCTCTTAATTGAATATCAGTATAAAATGATAGAACATCTCCTACATAAGAAGCTAGTTCTATGAACATCATTCCAGGAGATGCTTCATTAAAATCATTATAGGTGTCAGGAAAGTAATTTTTAGAAAAATCTATTAAAGATTGTCTGAATTCTCCAAAATCTTTATTTACATATTTTACATCCTTACTAATTAAATTACTTCTTTTACTCATTTTTATAATATTTCAGCGGCTAAATCATTACCCGAATTATAGATTATTACTGTTCTATTGGCACCTCTTTCTGTAACAGAAAATGTTATTCTCACATTAACTGAATTTTCTTGCTCTGAATATCCGTAGTTTTGATTACCTCCAATACCTACGCTTAAATCCTTAAGAACTATATAAGGAAGCCAAAATCCTATATCTTCCTCTAGTGAAGACTCTAAGAAACCTCTATTAAACGAACTGTTTTGCTCAAAGACAAAATCTCTAAGAATTGTTCCGAAATTAGGTTGCATATACCGCTCACTTTTTCTAGTCATTAGTAAATTTATTAAATTACTAATTGCTTGCTCTTCAGTAGTGTAAGATAGTTTGAAAGGTCCTACATCTCTTGATGGTTTTTTATTGTAAGCTTCTAAAGCACTTTTAACAAATGTATTTCTATTAAAAGGTAATAAGATTCCAACGGCTTTATCTAATTTCGTATCAGGCGGATATGCCTTGTATATTATTCTAGCCATTATTTTATTTTTTCCGCTTTTTTCAATACAGGTGTATAATTTCTAGAAAGTAATTTACTCATTAGATTACCTCCTTCTGATGAAGGTAATACAACTTTTCCATCCATATCAACTAAAGGTTCGTGTGAATAGTTAGATATACTCATATTTTCAGTAGTTACTGAAGGGCCATAATCCATATCCAAACTGTTAAAAGGCGTAGTTCCTGATAGAAGAGAATCTAAAGAGCTATTAGATTTAATTGGTCTTTGTTCTCTAGTATAAGTATTTTCTACTACCTTGCTTGTATTTTTACTATTTAGATTATTAAATTCTTCTCTAATTATAGATTTTATCTCTTTCTTTAATTCCTGAGATATTTCTTTTACTAAGTATTTTATAAGTGAATTCTTGTCCATGTTTATAATAAATATTTAAACTGCATAATAAATTTAAAAATTAACCTCTACTATTTTATTTAAGTCCACTAATTCGTGAGATAAATGAGCGTAATTATCTTCGTATAAAGTAACTTCTAGTTCTTTTCTTATACAATCCGAATTAACTAATATCTTTTTTTCTACAAGCATAGATTCTTCTAATATAAACAAGTTGGTTGAAAGTAATTTTTCTATATCTGTATTATATTTGAATTTATCTCCTACTATATACCAACCAGGTTTACAACCCTCTTTTATGACTAATATTAAATAAACAACATCAGATACTATTGCTAAAGTTCTTTTGCTTTTAATAATAGAAACTATCTTAAATAAATGCCCATAACATTTGCCATCAGGATATATGTAATCTATTGGTATGTTTATCAAGTCTGTTTCTGAATCAAAGGGAGTGCCGGGAGATCCAGGTCCTCCGGGTCCATTAGGTCCGCCAGGACCACCCGGTTCTCCGGGAGCGCTATCCGGATTACCTGTGCCAGGCCCACCGGGACCTCCGGGACCACCAGGACCACCAGGACCGCCGGGTCCGCCGGGAGTACCGGGAGGTGAGGAGGTTCCTTCACCTTGCGGTGTGCCCGGTGTATTTGACGGAGTTCCATCCGGTTCAGTTGAATCTCCGCCAACTTCGGGAGTAGGAGATGTGTTAGGATTACTAGCTCCGCCGGGAGTTCCGGGTAGTTTAACATCCGGAAGAGATATATTAGAATCTATAGATAAATCAGGTAAGTCCCCAGATGGATTACCTATTGAATTTGTGGTAGAATCAGATCCTCCGGGCATATCAGGAGAGGCTGTCACGGAACCTCCTGCTTTGCCATCCATTCCAGGTATGCTATTTGTAAAGCCTGTGGGAGCTACTCGAGATAATCCATCGGTTCCTAATTTAAAATTTGCAGGTAATGCAGGAGGTTGTGGAAAGCTTTGAGAACATCCTCCATCCCAAACACCTCTATCAGGATTTATAGTATAAGTTAGTTTTAATGCTATTATTTTAGGTAGCCGTGGAGAAACTAAAGAAGGTCCCCCAGTAGGTGATGTGGTTATACCTCCTGGGCTGGCTAATGCTTGTAATTCACTATGTAAGCCTTTAACAAAATCTACGAGGTCATCAAAATCTACATCATGCTCATTAGTAGTAAGTCTTATTTTTGAGGCAGATAAATACAATGTTCTCTTTGCAATCAACATCATGTGATCTTTCTTTGCTTGAATCACTATCCTATCTGCATTTGTAGCCGATTGAGCTTTACTAAAACTTGGAATACTAGATAAAGGTGAAGGACATGCTCTAACCGAAACAAATCTTGGTAAGGATTGATCCGAAGTCCAATAAGTAGTAGAAAAATCATTAGCTGCGTCTTCTATGGCGTATGATAATGAATCTTTTATTTCTCTATTTGGTATATCTTTTACTTCGTTGGGTAATGGTTTATTGGGTCCTATAGGTTTATTAGCTACTATAGTTATTGGATTCCCTGCCTTTCCTGATTTCCATGTAGGTTGATTTTCATGTTGGGGGTGAGGGCCGGACCCTATGCCTAGTCGTAAGGAAGAACCACCTCTACCAGTGAAAGTAGTGTCTCCTTCAAAGGGTTGTATGAAATTAGCAGTATATGGTCTCTTAGGGAAAGTATTTCCCGGAGTAACAAAAGGAGGTGCCGGTTTATTATCGGATGACTTAGATCTATTAGAAGCGTGAGGTATTTGATTTATTACAGAATCATTAGTTGAATTAATAGGTAAAGGAAGATAGTATAGTACTTTATCTAAATTTGGCGCATCTGTACCATCAAATCCAGTAAGTTCAAAAACAACTACGTGTTCTCCTCGTAAAGGTATATTTCTAAAGTTAGTGAATAGAGGTCTAGCATAGTGAGCGCGAACATTCCCTATTAAAGAATTGGGGTGTAACTTAATTTTTACAGAGCCTAATGGAAGTGTTCTACCTTTGTCATCTTTTTGATTTTTACCATACGCCTTAGAGGTCTCTATCACTTCCGCCGATACTAAATAGCCCATCTTCTAGTTGTTTATCTATGTCTTTAAATTCGTCTAATAAGTTATCTTCCGCTTTTTGTAGCATCTTTAATTCAATCAGCTCTTTTTGCGTTTCTTGAGATAACTCTTGAAGTAGCATTTCTTTTTCTTCTTCTGTTAAGTTAAAATCGCCACTTGATATAGATGAAGCTTTACTATACATCCTCTGTACAATAGCTGCCATTTTTATAAGTTGATCGTCATTTTTAACCATCACATCAAAAAATTCTTTAACAACCGGTAGAATAACTACTGCATCATTTACACTTTGTACAACTCCATCTAATCCTTTTAATGTCTTATCTAATTCTTTTGATCTTTTTTTAGAATTGCCATAAATTTCTTTCAAGAGATTTGACATGCTAAAATCATCAAATAATTTTATATCTTCCATATTATTTCTTCATGTATTTATTAAATTGTAAATCAAAATCATCTTTAAATATTTTTACTATTTTAGTGATTCTGTTTGTGTTTGTCATGGGAATATTGGATCTCTCTCTTATTAATACATATAATGCTTTCTTATTAAATGCGTATAAAGATTTTCGATGCTTAAAAATGTCAATGATAGAATCTGCTATAGCTTTATCTAAATTATTTTTAAAAGTGCATCTTAATTTCTCATATAATTCTTCGGTCCATAAATTCATAAAGTCATCTAAAGAATCCTTATAATGTCTAGTGACTACTTCATTTATTATATCTCTTTCTTCATCTATTTCCCACAATTCCGCTTCTCCGACTCTATTCTTATACCCTTTCTTATTTTCCATGATAAGATAATTTATAGCAATCCGAGTAAAAAAAGAATACGCCTTAGCTCTTTCTTCATTATATCTGTGCATTTTTATAGTCAGCATGGAAACTACTTGACAATGTAAATCTTCATAAGGTAAATCAATGTACATATATTTACCCATGTTTATTAAATTCTCAGCTAGTTTACAAAATGCAGGATATATATTTAATTCGTATAAGTTATTTTTTTCTTTTTGTGAATCTAGTTTATTATATTCTACTATTGCATTTTGTACTGTGTCATCAAAGTACATTTTTTTCTTTAATTTTTTCATGTTATATCTAATAAAAAAAAGCCATCTTAAAAGATGACTTTTTGTGTTACTACTTCTTATTTGCTGTAAAAAGTAAATCTAGTTCCTCTATCGTATGACTTAATTGCTTAAACACTACTCCAACCTCATCGTCTGATTCAAATGCACCTATTCTATCTAAGGTTCTCATTGTGTCTAGTGAATCTCTTACTCTTGATCTTATGGATAGTATTATATTAAAGTAATTATCATTTTCTTTTTCTAAATCATTTAAGTATTTCTCTGACTCTATTAGTAATTTTTCATTTTTAGAGAAGTTTAATATGACTAGGTATAAAAGTATTATGTTTATTATTATTGATAATATTAGCATGTTTTGTTTTTTATGAAGAAACCATTTGTCTTGCTGCGTCTGTAGATGCCATGATGATAGATCCTAAAGTTACTTTCTTAGTTTCTGGAATTTGTAAATATTTGGATGCTGAATCATCATAAAGCCCCGCTTGAATTTTTATTGCGACGTATTCATTATATGTTAAAGTCACATATTTTTGAAGTAAGTATAAAGATTTATCAGAAGCTACTAGGAATTTAGTTGCATCGTTAAATTTATATCCTCTATTCATATTTTTTTTATGCCAGTCAGAAGTTTCCTCTACAAAGAAAGGATCTTCATCTACTCCACATAGACCGATAGAATTAAATAAGGAAGCTATCGTAAATTCCTCTAAATTAAAATCTAATGCAATGTCGGTAGATTTATATAATTTACAAAGACCTAATCCAAAATTATAGGTATTAATTGAAAACTTTAATAATCCTCCTTCATAACAATAGTTATTGTCTAAAAACATTGAAGCAGGAGCAATTTTTAATGTAGTTTCATAGTCTGCTAGTAACTTTAGGAAGTTTTCTTTTCTTCCGCCAACTACGCGTAAATCTAATAAATCTGTAAATTCTTTAAACAATTCTTCCGATTTCATAAAACTTTTTTTTGTGTAACAATTTATTATAAGATTTTGTTTATTTCATTCCACTCTTTTATCTGAGCGGGGGACATGTTTCTTAATTCCGATTCAGAAAGTTTTTTTTTTTACATCAACCTTAGGATCCCTATAATTCCTACTTTTTGTTTTAATTATAGGAGGAATTATTATAGTTTCTTCTTCCGGTTCTCCTGAAGATATATCGTAATCTTCATCTATTGCCTCAAATGTAATATCCTCTACTACATCTGATTCTATTTCTTCTTGTGTATTGTCTTCAAAACTTCCGGTAACTACTTCGTCCAATCTAACTTGTTCTGCAAGTGCTGTATCAGAATATGAGTAAACTTCATTAAAAGATCCTTTTACTATGGTCATATCTTCAAATTCATTAATAGACTCTATACTATTATTTTTTACTTTATTCTTACTTCCTGTAGGTCTTCCTCTTCTTTTTGGTTTTGGAAATGCCACCATTGACCTTGACCATGAAAAATCACCTTGTAAAAGATTTGGGTTTGTCGGTACTATTGAACCTAATGTCGGTTCTTCAATAGAACTTGTAAATTCTTCGAAAGAACTAGTAAATTTTACTTTTTCATTAAAATCATCAATATACTTTGTATCTTCTTTTGTCAAATCATCCGAGTAAAATTCTGCTAAAGGGCTTCTCTCTTTCGGTTTTTCTGGAATAGGATTCTCTTCAATATTATCAGAATCTTTTTCATCTTCTTCTAGTATTACTTTTTGTGTGAAATGATAGGCGGTTAATAGCGCGATAGCTAAGGGATCTGCTAAAAATACAATAACCATTAAAAACCAAAATAGTACCTTGTCCAAACTTGTATTAGTAACTTCGGAAAGGTAAATGAGGGGACCAAGTTCTACAGCTACTTCATTACTTGATTTTATTTCTATAATCTTTGTTTCGTAACTAAATATGGAATCAGAAATGTTTGTGATGTCCACATATACTCCGTCTCTCCTACTTTCCATTTTTCCAATGTCAGAGTTAAGACCTTCTACTTGTTGTAAATAATCCTTTCTTGTAGATGCATTTGATTTTAATGATGTTCTTCCCCTGCTATCTACATAAACATCTTTTGAATCACTCATCATTCCAGAAGATGTAGTGTTTCTTTGCAATCTTGTTTGAGCGATGTCGGAAATAATTTGCTTATATTCATTTTGCAAATCATTCTTTTTATCGATGAAGAATTTCTTTTTCTCTTCAACTAATGCAACTTCTGATTTAGATGCCATGAGCTTATTCTTATTCTCGGTATAGGCTTGAGAAAGAATACCATAGACTCCGGAAGATGTTACAAAGATGACAAGGAATAAGAAAATTAATCCTCCCACTTTATATCCTAATGTAAGTTTATGCCAGTATCTATGAAGGAATGATGCGATGACAAGTTTTGATATTTCTATCCCGGCGCCTAAAAGAATTATGGCCATTCCTGCTCCGGCGAAAACTTGAGCTAATCCTTTTACGGAGAAAAAACCTACAACGGATGCTAGGAAAATAGCGCAGGTTAAAAGAAGATAAGATATTCTTTTTTGTGTTTTTAAGTCTTTGGTCATGTTATTTTTTTTACAAAGATAGTCAATTTTTTTAAACAATCAACTTTTTTTGCATTTTTTTTTAGTATCTACATGTTTTTACATGAATGCTATGTAATATAAAGAAAACAATTACATATATAATTATGTTAGATTTGCATGTTATTGATGTTATCATTTTGTTTTAAAGATATAAATGAGCATTAAACATGAATATACATTTAGACATGGTGCATGTTAACATAATTTTTTTGACAATGGTTGAATGTTTAAATGTAATATGTAAATTTTAACATTTTATTAACATGTAGATTTTTGGAGGGGATGCCAAAATAAAAATCATGCCCCCAGTAAAATAAAAAAATTAAAAAATACATGTAAAATCTATTTATAGTAAAACATGTAACAAACATTTATTGATAATTGATTATAAATTAAAACACATTACACATTATGACAACAATGATAAAAACATTATCAGATTTTGAACACATGGGCCACATGGTATATCTAAAAAAGATATTCCCGGAAGCATTCTTTAAAATAAAATCATTCACAGTACATTTTAAAGAGAAAGAAAATTTAATACCCGTAGGAGGAGACGATGGAGAGGTTAGAGCAGAAATAACATTATGTCCATCTATAAAATGTCAATTCTACATTTATGCGAATAAAGATGTTTTTGACAATAAGGGAAACGCCCTGGTACCGTACCTTATAGATTTGGATGTAGATGAGAACAATGATGTAGAAGATTTGTTAGATAAACTAAAACAAATGCTACAGGATGAATTTAAAGAAAAAATTGAATGACACATTATCTTTCATGTCGGAGCATGATAGAGTATTGTTTCTTTACAACAACATCTTACTAAAAAATCCCGACGAAAACTTTGATTTAAATAGGGAGACATTTAACATGCTATTTTCTGCTGATTCCGAAAATTCTGACATTTTTGACAACATGTCGGGAGATGCCACTGAAGCAGATGACTTTTTTACATTCTTAGACGACAATGAGGAGTCTTTTGATGCTTTTTCTTACTCTGATGAAGAACTAGATGGTTTTTTAGATGGGATGGATGATGAATTAGATTATATAGAGTCCGAAGATGATGTACAAGTAGAAGTTTTAGTACATGGAAACATCTTGGTTTTGTTTTCCAATTCCGAAGATGACATAAATTCATATATCTATAATTACTGCTTTTTAGAAGGGTATATTTTCACAAAGATAGCTGATTCTGAAGTAAAAAACATAAAGTCTTTTGATGTAGTAACCGGATACAAGCATAAAACAGTTTTAAAAGTACACGGAAAATTAGAAGATGATATATGTTACAATTAATTTAACATAAAATGGCATATAATTTGAACATCTCAATATAGTTATTATTAGTTAACTCTTTAAATTAAATAAAATGGCAAATTTTGATGATTTAGGTTACGACGAAGTGGTAGACACTATCTGCGACGTAATTGACTTAGGAAAAAATGTAAAAAACGTATTTGCTGACGGATTCCAAGTGATTCCTGACCTTATCGCGTTGACTCCTGAATTCTTTAAAGTTCAAGAGATTATTTCTGATGCACCTTTAGCAATCAACCAACTTAAAAATTTGAGTGTGGAAGAAGCTAAAAAGGCACACGCAGAAATTTCAAAGCGCACAGGTGTAGCTCAAGACAAAGTGGTTGATACAGTTACTAAAGGCTTCGGCATTGCTGTAGAATTGTATGAAGTATTCGCTTGGAATCAGGCGAAATTCTTTTCAATCAAAACAAAAATACAGGACTTAGCTTAACCTAATGACTAATTTTACGCCCCGCTAAAAAAATTTGGCGGGGCTTTTTAATTAGTACATTATGCAATATTTATACTAAAGGTTAATCATGATAATTTATAGGCCTACTATTATTTCTGGTTCTGGGTATTACTCCGGGTCTTTTGATGGAGATGGTTCTAGGTTATATAATATCCCATCATCTTCTTACGCTATAACCGCTTCATACGCTTTAAACGGAGTACAGGGTAATCAAGGACCGCAAGGTAATCAGGGAATACAGGGCATACAAGGTACAGTAGGTACGCAGGGCTTTCAAGGCAGACAAGGACCGCAGGGTAATCAAGGACCGCAGGGCAATC